TTGTAGAAAATGATTAGGTCCTGGAAGCTCTTCCCGCGAACCAAATTCATAAAGGCTCATGATTATACCTTCAATAATTCAAGTGACTTTCGTTGGTGACAATTACGACAAAGTAATTGAACATTGTGATCTTCTTTAATGTACGAATTATACCTCTTCTTCATAACTCGGTTTCTAAAATTGTTTACACCATCGTTATCAACATGGTCGAATTGCAAAACTTCATAATCATTAATGCTGCACTCGAAACAACAGCCACCGTACTTTTCGATTGCTTTATTTCGCAATTTAGTGACAGGTTCACTACGCTGCAACCAAGATTGCCTTTTTCTCCAATTGCAATTAGCACAAAGAATTTGATGTCTTTCAGGACAATCCTGCACTTTAAGCAATAATTGGTGGGGAGCTAATTCACGACGATCTTCTCCACCATCATCGTTGATATGGTCAATTTGAAACACATTCTGGTCGGTTTCGCCACAAATGCAAACATTACCAAGAATATTATAACATTCTATTCTCAATCTTTCTCGATATTCTCTATGTCGACGGCTACAGTCAGACCTATTCTGTTTAGCATAAATCAAACGCTTCTGAATCTCTCTTTCCCGATTGTTTTCATACCATCGTTTGTTTCGCTCTGATTTAATGATCTTATCGCAATCGATACAACGAGACTTCACTCGACCAAATTGATTAGCCGACTTGTTTTGTTTACATGTTGTGCATACCCTATCAGGCATATTAGTCTCGTTGGTTCGGTGTAATAGGAGGCAAGAACCCAATACCTAATGGGTACTCATTTTCTTTGAAGTAGGTATTCGGACCAAGCTTTGGATTTTCTTCATCAAGTTCAGGATTACACCATTGAGATGACTCAATAGAACAAGGACCGGGCTCCTCTGGCACGTTCGCACGAGGAAGATCTTTCAGAATACCATACCAGTCTGTATTACCAGGGCAAGGACATACCAATTGAGTCGGTGGTAAACGCAACCATTTGGTTCTGTAATTCGGAGGACCAAAATTAACCCCGTAAATAACTTCAGAACCAGGTAAAGCAGCCAACGCATCGGCAAGAGATACAAGTCCATCCCCACACCCACTTTCAGCATAATAAGCCGAAAAACGAAGGGTACTGACTTCACTCGGTGGTTCACAGTGCGGGACCTGAATTAAGTCACCGGGCTTCACTTGTAACAAATTACCGATTTCAATTGGTTCCATAACATTACCTCTATTTTAGGTTCGACTGAAAAGCAATGCAAAAAATTTGGTACTTCAAAAAACCCGGTGGACAAGTATGTGGCCCCATCGAGCAAGACACACTACAAAGACTAGCCGCATCAGGCAAAATCGCAGCCGACGACATTGTCTGGAAACAGGGCACAGAATTAAGAGTTCTGGCCAAAAATGTCGGAGGGCTCGACAAATTCTACGTCGCAAAGCCACCAATCCAAGGAAGGCAAGTCCAAACGACCTACGCCCAACCAGTACAAGGACGACCAACCAGCCAAGCTCAAACCAACTTAATGACAGCCCTACCAACCCACATAGACCCTGTGGCGATACAAAGAGAATTAGTGGTAGCAGTCAAAACGACCATCATGGCAGCGATAATCGTAATTATCAGCATCATGTACCACTTGATTAGATAGCGATAATCCCAAGAGGCTCGCCCTGAAGCATAGCCTGCTCCAGGATCTTCTCTTTCAATTCCTCGCCTTCTTTGACCAGAGCCTCACCATCATAAGTGAGAGTTCCACCATCCGGTGTGGGTACGCCCTGGATCTTACGACGAGCCATACCCAAAGCAATCCGAGCCTCCGCCTCAACGTAATCATACGCCAATTTCCGTGCCTGGGGGCTCCGGAAGTGGTTGATACAAGGCAAGTAGATCACTACCACCGGGAAAGCTGCTTTCGGCGTAGGAATGAGCCGAATCTTCTGGAACTCAGCATCCAATGCGTCATCAATGACGGGTCCTTCCACTTCGCCCATCACTTCCCAACGACCCTCGACGCCAAGAATCTTAGCTGAGTGCCTTCGATAATGCTGGACAAGGTGGAAGTCCAAGACCATCGTGTTCGGGCCGAAGAAGTTGCCAGAGTTCAGTAGATACTGGCCGACTCCGAAGATGTCGTTGAAGTTACCAACGTAGGGGTCCCAACTGACTTCTTCAATCCACCAAGCATCATCAGGCATTGGATATGTGGCTTGAAGCGGGATTGTGTAAAAAGTGGCTACTTTCTGTTCCCTAGGGAAATACATGGCAATAAAATCGCCAGCAACCCGAATAATATCTTCTAGTTGCTCTTCGGTTAATTCCACATTAATATTAGGATAACCAAGCTTATGAAGAACATACCTCTTCAGAGGTTCCGTATTCATCTTAAGTATCGAAGGTCCAATGCCGCCCGGACCTGAAATTGAACCTGCACAACTCACAATTAATACTCACAATTAGATTATTTTATTCCAAAGTAATTTTAAATGACCGGCATCATATGTTCTAACATACCCATTATTTAGCATGTTTTCGAATTCCGAACAGCCTGGATCAAAGCAATCACCTAATAATCTATTCAACTTGTGTTTTTGGCACCTCTGCCTAGAATAAACATTACCAGCCTTGTAATAAAAATAATTGGGTGTAGTATAGCTTTCAAAAACAAATCCATTCTTTAGATATAAATTACCCTCGCTAATCCTACAATCAGCGAAAGTCAGAATTTCGCTTGGATCAAAATCAGAAATGAATTTTGAAAACAGCTTAGAAAAACCTCCCTGAACAGAATATCCCGGCAAAGAAGCATATCTAATCACCTCCCATTCATGCTTGGGGTGTTTTGAAAAGCTTAAAAGAGAAACTAGATCACCATCATAAAAAAGTCCATAATTCAATCTAGCATTTCTATGAGATTGTAAATGCGAAAGGTTCATGAACCCAGACACTTCAGAATTAGTACACTTTTTGAAAGAACACTTCCTAGCACCTATTTTTCTCAATTTCCCAAGTTTATAAGAAATCATCGATTCAATTAAAGAAAAATTGCTCAAAATCTCGTGGTCCCAAAATTGATACAACGAGATGTTTTTCTCTATAGACCTGACATACTTCATAAAATGTCTGTCTTTAGCGTTACTATTTTCATCAATCGACTTAGCCCCATGCCAATAACACCCATTAATTTCAATACCAAAATTTTGGCCAGGAACCCAAACATCAATTTCAAGACCGTCTAAAACAGATCTATTGTTTATCTCATACTCAACACCCAAAGAATCAAGATATTGAGTAACCAGCCTATGCGGAACCGAAATATTACATATCGGACATCCCTGACCTTTGTAATGATTTGTCGGTGCTTGCCAAAACGACCCATGCTTTTTACAACCAATTTCTATCTTAACCAATTGCGTGACATATACCGATTTTGAATAATCGTATATGTCACCATGAATAGCATTGGCTTTGTTTATAAAATCTTCTAAGTTCAAACGATTATGAGACTCTAATAATCCACAATTAGGACAGCCAGATCCACATAAGTGAGAATTCGGAGTCTGATAAAAAGACCCATGAGATCCGCAGATTATTTCTATTTTACTAGTTGCTGAAATATAGTCAGATTTGGAATAATCATACTTATTATCATGAACATCTCTAGCCTTTCTTACAAATTTTTGCAAACTTGAAGTATTCTTTTTCGACCTAGAAATTTTAGCACATTTTTGACACCCAGAGCCAGCGAGATGCCTTGTTGGTGTTTGTGAGAATTCCCCATGGATACGACAAACAATTTTAACATGCTTATGTGATGTTTCATATTCAACATCATCATAAACATACTTGTCGCCATGAACTAACACAGACTTAGCGACAAACTCTTTTTTGCCAAGTTGATGGATAGCCCTGTATTCGTCGTGAGTACAACTCGGGCAATTACCACCCCTAAGATGAACACCAGCAACTTGACTAAATTGCTGGTGTTTAGAACAAACAATCACAACAGACTTCTTACTATTAATATATTCTACTTTAGAATAATCATATTTATCGCCATGAATAGATATAGCCTGTTCGATAAATTGTTCTGTTGTTAAACGTGCAGCCATCCCTGTTTAATACTCATGAAGTTTCTTTAACGTTATTATGGAATTCATCGATAATTCCGTCTAATGTTTTACTGGTTCGATATAATCTATGGGTATTAGACACATACCAAGTCTTTCCGTTGACAACAGATTTCCATACACCGACATTCCCATCGCCCCAGACAGCCTTAGCTTTTTTGGCTTTTGATTTTTCTTCATCATCCAAAATTTGGCGATGCTTCTTCAATTCTTTAAGATCTGGTGCAGATTCAGAAAGCATAACTTGAGTCCCAAGTTTCTTGAACAGATCTTGGGCACTGTCATACAAATTGTCGCCTTTTTCGATCTCGCCGCGATTCCAAGCATCCAAGATCTGCATTTCTTCAGACGTCAAAGACTCGTTTATAAGAGAGAGTTTCATTATTCGACTTCTAGGAGTGGCAATGATTGTCCAGCTAACTCATGAGTACAATCAGATTAATATTTTACCATACCGTCGTTAACGAACGAATGACATCTTGGTCCTTCGGGACTCTGATCAGTGAGTATACTAGGCTTTAATGTCGGGGATTCAATATCTCCATTCCACGACCAACAATTAGTGCTTTTTCGGCTTCCCTTGAGAATCACAGGTATGATTCTCATAGACATTGGACCAAGAAAATTCAATTCGACATGGGAACATTCGGATATGGCACATTGGATCAAAGCCCCATCGATATTCTTTATTGGTTTAGCTTTCATTCATCATATCTCCAAATAAGCTTATGGTGACCAGCATCATAAACTTTAGTATAACCATTGAGAAACATATTCTCTGATTCAGATTTTTCAGGATCAAACCCATCTCCTAGAAATCTTGACAATTTATGTTTTTGACATTTTTGTCTAGAAAAGACACGTCTTCCTTTAACATAGAAATAATTTGGTTTAGTGTGACTGTATAATTTTAAACCATTTCTTGAATAAACACCGCCGTTGCTATGCCTAGCATCAGCAAAGGTCATAACCTGACTTGGACTGTACTCTCTAATAAAAGCCTTGAATAATCTAGAAAAACCACCAACCACAGTGTGTTTCAAAGAACAAGCATACCTTATTATTTCCCATTCGTGTTTTGCGTGTCTAGAAAGAGTCAAAGATGCCACAATCTTATTATCAACTTTCAGACAATAAGATTGACTAGCGTTTCGATGCCCCTGTAGGTGTGAAGAGTCCATAAAAGGCTTAACCGAACTATTATCAGATTTAGATATTTCACACTTTCTGGCGAATATCCTATTGGATATCCCCAATCGGTGGGACACCATGCTCTTCACCACATCGAATTTATCATCTATCTCATGATCCCAAAATTGATAAAGATCTATCCCTTTCGATTTGGCTAAATTATATTTATTTAAATGTTTGGAAGGGCAATTGTCAATTTTGTTGTTGGTCCCATGCCAATAGCACCCATTAATTTCTATTCCGAATTTGTGGTCAGGAATCCAAATATCAATCTCAAAACCGTCTAAAGCAGATCTGTCGTTATCGACAACAGAAACATTGCTTGGAATTGTGTCGAGGATCTTTTGATGCGGCTTTGAGATGACTCCTGGGCATTTTGAGCAACCTCTTCCTTGAAGATGACCGTTCGGTGACTGTAAAAATTCACCATGTTTCCGGCAGATTATTGATACACATTCATCCCATTTGCGATATTCTACTTTAGAATAATCATATTTGTCGCCATGAATCTCAACAGCTTTTTTAACAAATTCTAATGTTGACAAAGAATTAAATGAGGAAACTTTATCAACACCACATTTAGGACATCCCTGTTTCCTATTGATATGCTTCACTGGAGATTGTAAAAATTCTCCATGATCAGGGCAAATTATAACAATTCTTGATTTATAAGAAGAATACTCTACTTTAGAATAATCGTATCTGTCGCCGTGAATTTCTTCTGCTTGGAGCACAAATTTTTCTGTCGATGATTTATTAGAATCCGCTAATCTAATAATATTATCAACATTAGCACATTTGAGACAACCACTACAACAATTAATGTGGTTGTTCGGAGCTTGCTCAAATTCTCCATGTACGGGGCAAATTATAACCACTTTCAAAAAAGAGCTGATATATTCTACTTTAGAATAATCATATTTGTCGCCATGAATCTTTTTAGATCTTTCTATAAATTGTTCTGTTGTTAAACGTGTAGCCATTCTCGTTTAATACTCTAAACACTATGGACCATGAAATTAGATAATCCCTTATCCTTAGACCACAAGTAAGCCTCGGCTGCTCGGTGCGGTTTCACCCAGCCGTGCCTATAATGATATGAGTCCGTGGCTGTTAGACTTGGCAAAATCGTGACGCCGACACCATTGAAAGTATCACCAGCAATAAACCGAGTCTGTTTCTTTTTATGAAAATGCCCGACATGCCATTGGTGGAATTCTGCTTGAGCCCACATCATTTTCTCTTCTTTCGCCATGATTAGCGGAAGATCGGCCATTCTCTCATCACAAGAGTGAGTGAAACCAATGAGAGTGTTGCCGTAGAGTTCGTATTTACGTTGGCCTGGAGTCATGTCGAAGGTAATGTCTTCGATCCCGGCACCAATGCAGTATTGCTCAATCGTCTTCGTGAGGTACCAGGAAGTGCTTCTGTCGTGGTTTCCTGGGCTCCAAAGCACGTGGACCGGTGCGACGTCCCTACAACGCATTAAGGCCCACTTGATGGCTTCTACGCCCACGGTGAAGATTTTGGAGAATCGATCGTCTGTCGATTCGACCAGCGTACCGTTGCTGGTTTCGCCTTTCCAATTATCGACGTTGAAGAAGTCTTGGCCGATTGGGAAGACGATCCGTTCGACATCGAAGACTGAAGCACGGTCAAGGAGATCGTCGACCGCACCGAGGTAGATGTTCTCAGCGATTTTTAGGTTGTAATCCTCGCCAGTCTCTTCTTGCCAAGCCAGCTTCCCAAAGTGAGCGTCGAACAGGCTTATTTCGAGCATATGCGGCTTTGACATCGTCGCACGCCGCTTGATCTTTGGTGCCTTTGGTGGTCCGACCCATTTCTCCATCATTCTTTCCACGGCATCCTGCACGTACTTCGGAGCCCGGCGTTCGAGCTTGAATTTGACTTGGTAGAGTTGTTCCTTCCATAAGTCCTCTGGAAGCCATCGTTTTGTTCCTTCTTCTTGTCCGTTTCGTTTCTTACCAGCTACTTGCCATTGGTTAAAACGTGCTTCGGTTACTTTCCATTTCCGCATGTCGTAGCCAGCGATTTTGGCTATTTCTTCTGCGGTTAATTTGTCTCGCATCATTGCGACGAAGTTGAGTTCGTTTTCACCCTTGTGGGTGTAGGAGATATGCTCGGTTTCAGTCTTCTTGACTTTGGTCGGGCTTTCGTCTGGTTCGCCGTCGACTGCTTGAAGGTCGAGTGCTGTGCCGTTTTTGAGCGAGCTATAGCGGTGTTGCAGGGTTGACCGGGCTACGCCCAGTTCCTCAGCTGCTCTTGAGATATTGCCGTCATGTGAGGCAATGGTGTTATATACGAGATCTTTATCAAGTTTCGATTTCTTAGGCATGCGTAATTTCTCTTGATGACAAGCGGGACAATCCGTCGCATGGAGGTCGTCCTGATTCTAGCAAGGATTAACGCGGGAAGTGCAAACCACCTGCACCGAAGATAATGCCCAAGTAGTCGAGTTTATCAACGTTATAATCAACGCTAGCAGGGAGTGATGCAGTCATTTCTGTATCAATGATCCCTTTAAGATCTTTGACGTCCTCAAGAACGTTAGGGTTAGGTGGTCCAATGTGTGGATAACCGCCCTGTGTGTCGTACAAAACTCCGCCGCTATATACGGGCTTGGTGCTGTAGGGGTTCTTGATATCTCTGACAGAATGGAAGTGGCCCATTACGTAGATGTAGGGCTCGTTGTTGCCGATTTGTGGCGTGTAGCTGAATGATCCGGTTAGGCCACTGATGAGTGAGCCTCGTCCGGTTGTTGCACTGGATGGTGACTCTGGCAGTTTGATGAGTGCGTTGTCACGGAGTTGTTCGTAACCGGCTACTGCTAGTCGCCCCATTTCGCGGTAGATTGTGAGCCTTGGTGGTTCTGTGTTTACTCGGTTTGTGACTGGGTAAACGGTGATCCATATTTTGAAGGCACGCCATTCTTTCGGGTTTACTGCGGAGGTTTTGGGGCTAATTGCCATAATCTTCTATTCCCAAACGATTGGTGGGTAATCGTAATCAGCAAGAGCTATTGGATATTTGAATCCGGCATTCCTGCCTTCCACGAAATGGCCCATTTCGACTTCAAATGTTTTTTCGTTCACAAAGGCCACGTGAAGATTGCTGACGGTTTTCTTACCGTCCCAGATGGCCCATCCGAGGAGATGTATCTTACCGGTAGTGCCAACATTTTGAGTCAACAAAGTACGTTGGCGATAAAATGGTGACATGCCGGGGATAAATGATTGCGAAGTTATTAACTTGCAACCATGAACCGTAACAAGTGATACCTTTCTCAGATTCAGACGAGGCAAATCACCAAAAGATCTTCCTTGACCTTTTGTATCATATTGATAAACCAAACGTTGGTTGCTGTAATGAGCAACCCACATCAGATTGTTGCCAAGATTAAGACGCGGGTCAGCAACAGGTGTTTGGTTAGCACCTATCAAAATACCATCAGCCATGGATTCCTCGATTCAAAAGAGTTTTGACTATTTACTCTTTGAATGAAGGAAGAACCGGTTCACCATCTTCAAGAGCAAGAGGTTTGGGCTCGCTTGAATCGACGGAGAATTGTCCGTCTTCATCAAGAGTAATGCTGTTGAATTTTTTGCCGACCATCGCCGCAACAGTTGCTTTTTGCAATGAAACGCTTTGGTCAACAGCGACCCATTCGTCTTCATCATAAATGAAGTCTGGATGAACCCATAGGCATTGGTTGAAGAGACCTGCTCCATCGCATGTCAATCTTTTCCCGATTTCTTCATCGAATTGAAGACCAATTCTTTTACCGGGATTATCTGTTAGTACGATAATAGTACCAAGAAGAGGAGCTGATAAACCGCTGGAAACGCACCAGTATTTATCGCCGACTGTAAATGTTGTGTTTCCTGTACCGCTCATGAGAGAACCTCTATCTGAGATGATTTTGAATTGTGAATGGTCTTAGCGATTAAGACTCATCAAAGGCCCAAGTGAAGGTTTCTTGGTTGGTCGGACCGGGCAAAGCAGTTTGGATAACTTGGAATTGATAAACAATAAAGTTACCCAAAGCACCCGTAGCCGCACCAATCGAACCGTTACCAATCGTCAGTGGAGCACCCGCTGTGAAAGTAAACGGTGAAACTGCTGCCGTAATGGTCGCATGACCAGCAACTAATTCGTCACCAGTGGATGATGTACCAGTCGCTTGATCGTAGTTAGCTCTAATAAGACCGTTGGCTGGTGCACTTCCGTACACACAGGAAACACCAGTACCAAAGCCGTCTGCACCGTCAGTGTACCAACGGACGTTGTTGATCGCAGTAGACGGAGCGACTGTTACTTCCAAACCGGTGGTGCACCAAAAACTGTAGTTGGTACCAGCACCAGGGGGAATTTGAATAGGGTCGGCTACACCAACTGCACTAGCAGAAGCTAAGATCTGTGGTAGGTCGTTAGCGGTGACGACGGTGTTAGCCGTGATGGGTGTTGCCGTTGGACCGGCACCGGTGTATCGGTTAATTACTACTGATGCGGCCATTACGTATCTCCGTGGAATGTTCGGTTATTATAAATTTTGCTTGAATACAAAATGAGCCTCGCACAACTCCAAAGAATCACACGAGGCCCATAAGACTCAAGCAACTGAATACGAAAAAAGCCGGGTATCTTTCGACGCCCGGCTTTTCGTTTTTTCGTTTTTTCTGACCGAACCAGAAATCAAGCTTAGTTGTTGATATCTGGGGTGAGGTCGCGACCGTCTTGGTGAAGGTCGCCACTGAGACCAGTTTCGGTGTTCTGGATGAATTGGTCTTGACCAATCTTGAACGAGAAGCCAATGTTCGGCAGGTTGCCTTGAGCTTGTGCCAAGCTGACTTGATCTCGGAGACCAATGACAATTGGATAGCCCCGTACAGCTGTCGTGCGAGCTTCGCCCATGTAAGAGCTGAAGTCCGAAACGCTTGCATCACGAGTCTTGACTTCGACCAAGTCTTCACGACCTGGAATGCTCATGACCTGTGGGCGAAGACGCTTGGTCAGTGCAGCAATCGTTTCTTGACGATCAGCACGACGGTAGCTTCGGAGAGTTCGGAAGACTTTGATCTGAGTGTCTGCGGGTTGAGCCGACATTTCTGTGTTTCCTTTGCAAAGGTAATTGAACTATTGTTTTTGGTTGGTACCAACAACAGTATAATTTTGTGGGGCATAAGATATGAAATCAAGGAGTATCACACAAAAGTGTTACCAATCAATCTCATATCCGCGTCCACCATATCATGAACTAACTGTTCGAATGATATCTTTGGTTTCCACCCCAATTCCTCATGGGCAAGTGAAGCATCACCAAGAAGAATCTCCACTTCCGCAGGCCGGAAGAACTTTGGATCAATCTTGACATATTTTTGATAATCCATACCCATACGACCAAAAGCAAGCTCAACAAACTCCCGAACCGTATGAGTCTCCCCCGAAGCGAACACAAAATCCTTCGCCTCATGATGCTGAAGCATCATCCACATCGCCTCAGCCATATCCGCCGCATGCGACCAATCCCGCTTAGCATCAAGATTCCCAAGCCTAAGCTCCGTCGCCTGATTATAATTAATCCTAGCCGCCGTATGCGTAATCTTCCGAGTCACAAACTCATGCCCACGACGCGGAGACTCATGATTAAAAATGATCCCACAACACGCGAACATGTCATAGGATTCCCTATAATTGATCGTTGACCAATGAGCGAACAACTTCGCCACACCATAAGGAGAACGAGGATAAAAAGGAGTCGACTCCCTCTGAGGCGTCTCAACCACCTGACCATAAAGCTCACTGCTCGAAGCCTGATAAAACTTGATCCGATGATTCACAAGCCGAATCGCCTCAAGCACCCGAAGACAACCAAGCCCCGTCACCTCAGCCGTCTGAATCGGACAATCCCAACTCACCTTCACAAAAGACTGAGCCGCCAGATTATAAACCTCATCAGGCTCAACAGCCTCAAGAACCCGAATAATCGACGAAAGATCAAGAAGATCAGCAGGATGCAAAGTCACCAAATCAAGAATATTATCGATCCGACTAGTATTAGGATTACTAGTCCGACGAACAATACCATGAACCTCGTAGCCCTTAGAAAGCAAGAACTCCGCAAGATAACTACCAGTCTGACCGGTAATCCCAGTGATCATAGCTTTAGGCTTAGTCATAACAACTCACAATTATCCAAATGAACAGGCAAAGTAGGATCAATAGCAACAGAAGGAAAAGAAACCAAACTATCCAACGGCTTAAAATGTGCCTTCGCAATGCCCCTAAAATGATGAAACAAAAAAGCATCCTTCACAACCACACCATCACCACTTGGAACAGCCAAATGCATATTCTTGAAAGAGCACTTGCGAGGATCAACCAAACACTTTGAAACCATAATCTTCTTAGGATGATACCGCTTAATATCCCGGATCTTCCTAACAAGACTAGACCCAAAAACCACCTGATTAGACATGAAAACCGCCGTGCCAGGATGCTCTACCACAACATCGACCAAATTCCTGTTCGGAATCTCATCAACATCACAATGAACCACCCAATCCACCCCATCAGCAACAGACCTCACCAGCTCATCATTAACAAACTGAATCTGAGCCCTAGCTCTCTTCACATCTTCACCAGGACCAGAAGTCTCAACCTTCGACAAGCTGACTGGTAACAATTTAGAAATCCTAGCGAGAACAGAATCCCACTTCCGATATAACTCAGAATCAGACAATTCTAAATTGTAAAACTTCGAATCAGGCTTCTTCCACCACACCTTATAGGACGGAAAATGAGAACGAAGAGCAAGACTAGTAATGCCCTTAGCCATCATAATATCGACCCACTCTTCAAGCCGATTCACTTCTAATCTAGGTAAGGCAAAAAGCACGGCTCGAATTTCCATGCACTATTTACCAGCTTGCCAATCCTGTAAAAACTCGAACGGATAAGACAGCATGATCACGTTCAAGATCAAAGAGTCTCGGATAGACAAAAGCATTACCACTTCAATTATAACAAAAAGAGCAAAGCCCCATTTCCAATTCGTCCATTTACAGAGGTAATATCCCAACATGCAAGCCGCGATATCAGACATTGAATTGGCAATCGAATCACCATAATACCCAAGAGAGATATTAATAGCCCGATACCGGTCGATGATCAATGGAGTATTCTCAATGAACTCCCAGAAAGCCTCTACGCCCAAAGCTATGAGCATTTTGGTTTCGGCAGACCAACGTGTAATCCAGACCATAGCGTAAAAGAAAACGACGCCGTGCAACACGTGAGAGAACGTGTACCAATCCAGAAGGACTTGAGATTGGGATTCAGAGGCGTTATCGAAGGTCCATGGAATCAGAGTGCCAGTCTCGCACCACCAAACTCGCCCAAGGATCTTAAGGGCTACGATAGCGACTAAAAGAATACCAACGATCCACGACCATTTTCTGGCGTTCGACATAATGCAACTTGGGGCTATAAGGACAGGTTACCTTTGCACCCTTATTTATCTCGATAGACCAAAGCACGCCGATTCATACCGCCACATAATGAACACACCTCCGTTTCGTCATCATCTTTAATGACCAAACAACCACAATCGTGGCAATGGGCTACTTCAGATTCTGTTGCTACTGTAATACCGCATCTCTGACATGATCCCACTCCACGAACAACATTCGTGACATGTTGGATTGACCACTTATGACCAAGTATATTGCAAAACCAACCGAACATGCTACGCCTTTTCCTTAAAAGTGTCTGCGATTTTCGTTTTAAGAGCCGTCGAAGATTGAACCTCGATGACGTCTTCGATAATAACCAATTCGCAAATATCGGCACCAATTACATCCTGCCCATAAATCTGAGGGGCATTCTTGTATATGTAATCAGCGAAGCCACAAGCCAAAATCAAATCATCGAGCGACCGCAAGATGAACACAGCGTCAACGTGCCGGAGATCCGCGATCATTTGGGCTCGATGATATTCCGGGATTGATGGAAATTGCCCCTTGTTCTTTTTGACGAGATCGTCCGAGTCCACGCCCACAATAAGAACGTCACAGTGAGCATGGCATCGTTTCAGATAATGAGAATGATAAAAGTGAAGAAGATCGAAGCAGCCAGAAGTTACACCGACTTTCTGTCCTTGATCAAGACCGATTCTACGGATCTCTTTGGGGTCAACTATCATCTAATTTCTCTTTCCAATTACCTATGAAAGCCTCGAAACAAAAGGATGGCACGAATTCAAAAAAGAAGGAAACACAACATGTATGGAAATAAGAGATAGTTTAAAACGCGATCTAGTTAGAGGTCTCATAGATGGTGACGGATGGATAACAATCGCGAGAAATGGAAGACCAACAATAGGATTTTGTGATATGCACTACGATGTGGTGAAATGGGTACAAGATTGGATTATACATAATATCCAGAATATTAATCAAACGAAGATTTATAATACCCCAGCGAAGCGGTTTATGTATAATGGAGGCCAACAAGTCCCAAGGATATTAAAAGAAATATATCCGGAGGAATGTAGGGCATTAGATAGAAAGAATGGCCTTGCTAAACACTTAATAGAAATAATTATAAATTAATTATCCATAATCTCGAAAACTTCTTCGAATGCTGATTCACCATCAAGGATTTGAGGATCGGCTTCTCTAATCATCTTTTCCAATTCTTGGATTCCAATAATGGTTATTCCATATTGTTCGGCTTTTTTAGCTTTAGAAGTGCGTTCAGATTTATCACGTTGGACCAAGAAATCAAGCTTCTTGCTCACACCGCTCTTAACCTCACCGCCAAGCTTCTCAACAATGTCAGCATAGAGTCGGGTACCAGTAAAACAAAAAGTTCGTGTTTGGAAAGGCTTCGAGCCTGCATCCGATTCCTCAGCCTCGACCTTGGGCTCATGGACGCCGACGCCCATTTCCCGAAGCCGGAGAAGGTCAGCCTTCATAACACTCAATTGACACTCGATCGAAATCAGAATGTTCTGTGGCAAATGCGGGTGACGGAGCAACTGGATCAGATTGCAACCCTTAGCACAAGAAATCCAATCATCGAAAGTCTCAAGCTGACCAAGATCACTAAGAGCACCCGTACGAGCGACTTCCATCATAATCTCCGCCCGATGCTCGCCCATCCCATCAATTCCAAGCGAGCCAACCAACTTCTGAATCGGAGCGTTCTTGGATTCTTGGATATTCGCAACGATCGTCTTTGCCCGCTTGGCTCCGACCACACCATTACCAATTGACAAGACTCGGACTTGATCCTCAGTCAAGGTGTACAAATCAGGAATCGAGCTAACGAGCCCTGACTTGATAAGGCTGGCAATCAGATTCTCACCGATCCCGAGGATGCCCATGCCACGCTTGGACGATCCGATGAATCCCTTGATCTTCTCGAATTGGATGCCAGGGCACTCGTAGTTGACGCAGTAGATATCGACTGATTTGCCCTTGACCAGATCCTTGTATTGGACCTGCTTATCACAAACGGGGCATCTGTGAGGCTGCTGCAAAGTCGCCGGGATTTCTTCTAAATCCATAATACAATTCATTTTTTAAATCTCATTCATTAAGGGAACAATGTCTATTGCTATGTTTCATGAGAGCAAACATATGTTAATAACACTAACAACAGACATTATAACATGCAATCCAAAAAACAACGACTGATTGATTATTATTTTAATCAGAAACTAAGCCAGTCTCAAACTGCCAATAAAATGGGGATCAGCAGGTCAAGAGTGGGACAATTGATCAAAGAATATGGAATGTCTAGTAGGGAATACGCAGAAGCGTCTTCGAACACGAACAATCAAAAAACAATTGAATTTAATGACCACCAGAAAGATTTAATGTTTGGAAGTATGTTGGGAGATGCTGGGTATTATAAAACAACCATGAGATCGAATAAAACAAACAAAGAATTGGAGGTAATCAGGATGACTTTCGCACATTCTATTAAACAGTATGAATATCTATTACACAAAAAAGAAATTATGGGTGGCACAAAAATTGGCGAAAGAATTAGTGGACACGGATCAATAATAAAACATTTTTCTGTGTGTCACACGCCAAGTTTGAAACCATATGTCGACTATTTTCTAGACGAGAATAATAAAAAATCGGTCAAAAGAAACTGGGTGGAGAAATTAAATTGGAGATCTATAGCATATTGGTTCATGGATGATGGTGATCTTATTATAAGAAACAAGGGAAAGAATCCAGTAATAGGATTCCACACCGAATCGTTTAATCAACATGAATTACGAATTCTCAGAGATAAACTATTAGAATTCGGGCTGACCACAAGTACAAGAATTTGCAATAAAGATCCAAATCAACTGAAAATAGTATCAAAACATTATAAAGAAGTTGCTGGTTTTCTAGAAAAAATGAAAGAATTCATAATACCAACAATGGAATATAAAATTAGGTGGATTCTTTGATCAAATTATGATGTAGTTCTTGTGCGTGTTTAGTCCCAACGAACCCACAATTCTTGCAATTATACAATTGTGGTGATTTATCGACCACTTTTAATATACGAGGGATAATATCTCCAGCCAAGACGATCTGTACCTTGTCACCAACACCGATCTTGAGGCGTTCGACTTCGTCGTAGTTGTAAACCAGGACGTTGCTGTTGACGATCCCGCCGATTTCAACGGGCTCGACAGTAAGAGTGGGCGTGATCTTGCCGGTCGAGCCCACGGTGACGGTGACGCCGGTTACGATGGTTTCGGCCTTTTTGCTGTTGAATTTGACAGCTTGATTGGACCGGAGCCGTAGCTTGTCGCACCCTTCGTTGATCAGGTCTTGCTGAGCAAAGTCGTTGACTTTGATTACGAGTCCGTCGATATCGAAAGGATAGTCGCGACCGACCATAGTGTCGATTTGCTGCGAGATACCATCTTCTGCCACAACTTGGTAATCGGGACATGTGAACCCTAAACCAGTCATGATATCATACATACCCGAAACGCCAGGAAATTCCATGCATTGGACAAAACAATCAAAAGCATAGAAGTGGATCAGGCCCGCTCCGTAGGAGTCTTTGCGGACGATGAGCCCGTTGCCGGTGTTGCGGGGGTTGCGGACACCTTCGAGTTCGGCTGATTTGATGTATTCGAGGAAGTCTTCACGGTGCATGACGGCTTCGCCTCGCACCGTAATGTTGATTTTCCTGCTAAGAGTAGTTGGGACGTTCTTGAAGAATCGGGCCTTGGCGGTGATGTCTTGGCCGACTGCTCCGTTGCCGCGTGTGAGGACTCTGACCAACTTTCCGCTTTCGTAGGTGAGAGCGAGGCTGGAGCCGTCGATTTTGGGCGTGATGTGGTAGAGGGAGTCGGTCAGAACGTGGCCACGGTTTCGTTTGACGTAGCTTTCGAGTTCTTTGGGTTTGTTGGCGTCGATGTTGTCCAACGATCCCATTGGGAATTCGTGTTCGACTTTGTCGAGAGTGGGCTCTGAGCCGACGCCAGAGAGACGTGGGTCTTTGTAGTCGAGCCGTTGGAGCATGTTCAACATGGTGTCGAACACGTCGTCGGTGACGATTGAGACGCCTTTGTTGTAATAGGAGTCTGTGGCTTCGTCGATTTTTTGGCGTAGCTGTTCTAGCTGATTCATCGTATTTTCCTTGGTAAAAGCGGTTGGCCGACACCGGGATTATAACACCCGGAACTCACTCTAGTGTTTCAAGAGTGTGTTTTGAGTTAAACTATGCCGGTCAGGGTGCCCCTACGTACGACCCTGAACTTCCAACCATGCCCTTACAATACGACGTGAATTGCTAAATAACTCGGAGAACAACAATGACCAGAGCTACTAGTGATCTTTTATCGAATAGTAATCCCTTACAAAAAGTCGATAAAATCGAATGTCTGACGCTCGAAAACGATGAAACGCAAGAGCATTCGTTCGATTTACTTACCGGTGAGTTGGAATCAGAAAACCCAGAGAAAGCCGACCCGGTCTTAAACGCGATCATATCAATGCTAAAGACAAGATGATCTGATCCTACGTTTCAACTCCGTAGAACTTATCCCGTTGGTGTAAGCGATGTACACCAACCGGATTCCATGTTCATCCAACCACTCTTGGCTGCATTTAAGCTGCCCCAGATAATCCTTTTCTGCCCAATCATCACCGATGGCAATAATATCTGGATTGACCCGAGCGATCGCTATCTTGCTATCGTAACCGCCAATATTGGGCACGACCAAATCGACATATCGGCATCCCAGCAACGATGACTTTCGTTCACTGTAGTCCATGATTGGGTCGAACTTCTTGTAAGCTCGAATAAAATCATCAGTATTGAGCGATACAACCACTCGATCAGCAATCTTCTTGCATTCTTTCAAGAAGTTAACATGACCGTAATGAAAAAGATCGAACGTACCACCAGTGTATAAGATTTTCATTGTCTACTACCATGCCTTTTATTGAATGAATGATTCATCCGAATTACTGAGCCAACACTTTGAGTTATCGCTAGCCCCAAGATTCTCTCGTACGCCATGCTACCTCTTTTATCGACCGGCAAATTAGGCAGAGCGTTTATGAGGTATGACAATTTACCATTGGGTATCAAGAAAGAATTGTGAGTTGCAAGACGAAAATCCTCTGAAATACGATGCTTGGAAACAACATCATGGTAGATCGTATCTTCGGTTAATTCTATAGCCAAATCAGCAAGATCATCATACTTGAATCCTGTCATATTAAAGTAAGACATCACTTGGTCGCAACATAAAGTCTCAACTGGCAATCGATTTTGGGGGATTAAAGTATCCTGAATGCAGAGGTACGCATCATAATCCCCGTACAATTCGTAAGCAAGCTTCCAAGCACCGAGTTCATAATTCTTGTTTTTGAGATAATGCACCGGCACGTCAACTGAACGATACACTTCAGTTGCGTCACTATCAGAATCGATGATTGCAATATCGGCATCAGGATAAAATTGCTTAATGCCTTCTAGACAATCAATAAGATCCTTGGTCGGATTTCTAGAACAAATGACAGTTAAAAGATTCAATAGTTCATTTCCAATACACGTGATCTCAGTCGCAAGAATCTGTGTGGTCGAGGGCCGTACAACGTCAGGGCACCTTCTCCTTTAGGTCCGGACGAACTTTGATGGCTGAAAGATGCGGTGAGCTTAGGATCAGACTCCATGGCCAAACGAATGGCAATGATGCGTTCAAAGACATGAGGCGTCCAGAGTCCGCATTGCCCCAATTTCAGTTGAGTGACCATCTGGCATAATTTATAGCCCAATCGGTCGAATACATCCCTGGAAGCCGCGAATTGATGTGAATAAATCATCACCGGGTCAGTATCCATGGCGAATTCCCATGCTTCCGGATCAATATTCTTGATGAGATCCCAGATATCAACTATACCATCGAATTTCATCAATCTCCAAGGGTCGACACTAGCTCGATAGGCATCAGTGTCCTCAATAACCAATTCGTCATGCTTATCTGCATGGTAGCTTGGTACGGTGACGCCACAGGCGAATGACTCAAATTGTTCGAGGTAGTCTATGGTTTCCACAACCCGGAATTTCGGCGTAATGTCAGTGTGCAAGACCATGATTGGGCTATCGTCGAATAGGGCATCTGCATGTTCCCACATCGTAAGGATGCAGCTGGTTTCGAACAATATGGAGTTGTAAGAAGCATAACCTGGGAAGAAGTCTGATTCGCACAGACCGTCCCTGTAAGCGTGTGTTAATCCACAATTAATATGGGTTATATTGACCCGTCGAGATCGGAAGTCCTTCAAGCGAATTAGATTCAAGCTATTGGGATGGTGGAATATGACGACGTTCAAAGCTAAATCTCGGTTGATAATAAGTAAAAGATCCATCACCCCGGAAAATATTATGCCTTACAAAGACCCCGAAGCTCGGAAAAGTTCGATGAAAAGAGAAAATCCGATCCTAAATTCATAGAACAGAGAAGATTTATCGCAGCTGCCAAATCCGTTGCAAACAAGGTTAAGGCCGTCTTATATAAAGGCGGGAAGTGTCAAAAATGTGACTACGACAGATGCTACGCGTCTCTTGACTTTCATCACAGAGATCCCACCCAAAAAGATGGAGTATGGAACAAGTTTAAGGGACGATCGTGGGCCAAAATCAAAAAAGAACTGGACAAATGTGACTTGCTTTGTGCGAATTGTCATCGAGAAGAACATTTCAATAAGGATGCCGCACAACACATGATTGACTATTTTAAAAACAGAGACATAAAATATGTTAAAAATGGAATTCTAGTTAATTATGACGAAGAGATAAATTATGTCAAAGAGATGCCGATCATGAATATTGAGAGTTCTTGATTGTTACAGCAAATCGTGGGACGTCGATACGTTGATTGAATTGGTCTTTCATGCCGAATGGGATGTAGCTAACGATTCGACCGTCGTCCCATTGGCAGTATGGAGCACAGAGTTGAGTGAATCGCATACCCCATTTCTTATGAAGTTGTATTAGTCTGCCAAGGAAATTAGAATCTTGGTAAAGACTGGCGGAGTATTGTCCGCAATGCTGAATATCGAAGTCGGCGGCAGCCAATTGGTATCCAGTAGATCTAGCTTGGAGGCAGTAGTCAAGCCCGTAGAGATGGAAGCCTTGCCAGCTTGGGTCGAAGCGTAGGCCGGAGTTTCTGTCGATTAGCATGAAGACTTCGTCGACGCTTTGGACTAAGTGGAAGTCTTTAGAGCCAGACCAAGTCGGGTTGTTGTCTTGGTCGTAGATGTTTCCGACTGTGGCGTTTGGGATGTCATTGAGACCCCATTTGCCGAGCAGTTCTGGGTAAATTGTGTCTCGTATACCGGCAGCACCGACTAATGCTACGTTGTCTGGGTAATTCTTTATTATTGATGCTAGTTTTTTGGATGAGGACGGTTTGAATTTTACGTCTTGATGCACGTATAATAGGAATCTGTCTTTGCATATTTCTAAAGCGATGTTGGCAGCTATAGACGCAGAATAGACATTCCCCTCATTATAGATAGGGATTATATTGATGTCCAAGTCTTCACGCAAACATGAAATAGATTCCAGCACGCAAGCTTGAAAAGCTTCAATATTGGACACACAACACGCCACCGTCAATCGAGGCTTACTCATGGCTAACACCACACTCGTTCGAATCACAAATACAACTAGTCAAGTCGTTTCTGTTATGGTCAACGCGATTGATCCTCGGAAATCGAATCCGCAAAGCACGATTCGTCCGCAAGAAGACGGCTTGTACCAGATGACTTCCGGTAGCACAATGACAGTGGAGCTTCAGCGAATCAGTGTGGGTCAACTTGACAACCTGCAGAACTTGGGACAAATCACTTACGCATAGCCCCGTCCCAATTGTCTTAACTAGTTATCACCGCCCGAAAACATTCGAGAGGTGTGTTACTAGTGTGGTTAGAGCTACACGCCAACCTATCTACATCATCGACAACTCACAAGGTAAGATCGATGAACAACTTCGCTGGGCACAAGAAGATCTTGGAATAAAGATTATTCGCAACAGTGAGAATCTTGGCAAGCCGACCTCTATCAGAAGGCACTGGTCCAAAATCCCACAGGGTCAATGGTTCATCACCATGGACCCTGATGTGATTGTCCCTGAAAATGGGATCGATGACCTAATCTACTGTGCCAATAGTATGTCAGAAGAAGGATACCAAATAGGTATCATATGCCCGGCCTTGGAGCAAAAAGGTAGAATATGGGCTAAGCAATTGGAAAAGAAGAATCTCGTGATGCACAATTGGAACGAGATGACAAGAATCAAGCAAGACGTTTATTTCAATTCATCCCTAGCCGGATGTTTAATGCTCGTCAACAATCTATTCTACAACCACATTGGCGGATTCATAGGATGTAGGATGTATAACGATGACGACGGATGGTTGTGCAATGAATCCGTGAAGCATGGGCTCTTAAATCTTATCAACAGTAATGTGATATGTGAGCACGATTTGAGTGAAGAGACGTCGGGATATCGGACTTGGAAAGACCGGAATTCTACACTACAAATTGATCAGTTAGGATACTGGGATCAGTAATCCCATCATAGAATTCATTGATTAACCACGATTCTTTTTCCAACAGCTGCTTTAAAATCTCCGGCTTATAGATAGCCACGTCTTTTGCAGTTTGGCCGATTTTTCCAGACGTATTGGTCCGTGGAACATTGTTTATTTGTTCTCGTGTTACGTCGTAACCCATTTTGATGAGAAATCTGAACAATCCGTCAGTCAATTGTTCGTTTTTGATGATGTGCTCTACTCGTTGATTCCTTTTCTTGTATAGAAAAAGCTTGGTGAGACTTGTCAGACGACCGTTTGGATCGTAGTCCATCACATTCTGTACGAACTGGTTAAAGTCATTTGAGGCACATTCCCAGTCTATGGGGTGCAACGGCATCCAGCCTATTCTAATGCGATGGTACCAACGAGATTGATACCAAGTCACTGGGTGCCGGATACTGATAAGAGTCGGCAGATTGATGCCCCTCTTGGGCATCGCGAATGATGAAGCATGGTGTTGGCAGACTTCTTCGCCAGTGATCCCAAGCTCTTGAATGACTCTTCGTATATGCTGTCCGCCAGTTTTCGGCAGATGAGCAAATACGAATTTATCAGTTACTAGGGACATTTGCTACTAGATCCGTTGCTTCTTTATGCCATCCTAACGCATTAAACAGCGTAGCTAGGCGATGGTGGTAAGTATGGTTGTTCATAACCTGCTTGTGGATTCGATCTGCCAATTCGATCCGTTCATCTGTCTTCACCATGTAATGCAAATGGATACCAGCGTATTCTTCGGGATTTCTAGCCATTGGCAAATCTGGAAGAAGCTGATGCAGAGTAGGAACTGGATCATGGATCGGCAAACAACCGCAAGCGGCTACCTTCCAAACACGTTCTGGCAAGTCAAATCCCCATTTCTGAGTATGTGGCTCTGAAATGCATGGGCCGATTTGAGCCCGGTTGAACGTTGGTGTGACTTTGTCTTCGGGAAGTATACCGTGGCTTAACCCGTCTTGCCACTCTCCCCAACCGTGGATTTCGACTTTGTAATTGTAAGGAGCGACGTGCCTGATCATTGGAATGAGGTATGCGTCAATGCTTTTGGCTTTGTAGGCCCAACGACCACCAATATAAGCGGCTGCGAGGGCACGATGTTCTGGTGGAGCTGTTCGCTTGAAGATCGTAGCATCAGCCCCGGTGGGCATTGGGCACCATGGGATTCCAAGCTTTTCTTTCCAGTATTGCCAATACACTCGGTCTTCTTCGAATCCGTAACCAAAGACGAGAGACGGGTTCATATCTCGAATATATTGGATCGAATCGGCTGATTCATTGATGGCCCCGCAATCCATTGGTCCGTAAGGATTGACGTGCATTGCGAATTTGCAGCTTGGGTCTTTGGGAACGGGCTGTCGGTGTCCTGATGATCCGATATAAAGATCGGGCGAGAACACTTTCCATGACTCAATCAGTCCGTCCCAACGTTGCACTTTATGCCCAGCAGAACGAAGAGTGTTAGCCCAGCTATCGGTAATGTAGCCAAAAGCACCACCTGGTCGATGAACCAACATTATTCTTTTCATGATTTACCCGATTTTTAGATTGTTCTCTAACTCAGGTATTTACCGTAACCTAGAGAGTGCAACTGTTTGTGTTGTAAACGAACACGTTGCTCGATTGTCATTTTATTCAATCGAGCTGCGATCGATTTATTGTCATTATGATGGTCGTTCCAATTAACAACACGACTATGCCATAAATGGACTAGGTCGAATTCGGTCGAACAGAGCCATGATGATGTGCTTCCGATTCTGGTGTAGAAATCGCAGTCTTCGCAGCCATAGCCCCAGAAATCTTCGTTGAATGCACCGCGTTCCCAGAAAGTAGACATCCGGCATGCGAGTGAGCCGCCTTCGAAGTAGCCAACGATGCGTTCGAATTGCACATCATCAGGGACGTACCCTACTCGGTTCACGCGATTCGTGGACTCCATGTTGAGGTAAATGACACGCCCGCAAATGTGGACTGATTCGTGTGATTGGAGTAAGTCGTAAGTCCGTCTAGTATAATCGACGCGAGATAACATATCAGCGTCATGAAGAATGACTGAATCAGCGGTACACTTTGTAACAGCACGGTTGAATGCTTTGGACTTGTTGAATAGGTCGTTGCCTTCGCCGCCTACGAACAAATAGTGGACCGATGGATAATCATCCCCATTTAGTCGTTGTTCTGAGTCTTGCTCAACTAGCCATATGTCGATTTCGGGAAAAGATTGGCCGATTACTCCTTTGACTACGGATTTGATACTGTCTTGTCGTCCTTGGTCACCAGCGTCTCTACATGGGATGACGTATGAGATCTTTGGGACTACGGATTGCTCGCATGGGGGATGATAGGTTCTTGGGATTCGTTTTTCGAAGAGTGATTTATTACGAACGTAGTGTTCTGTTTTGCTGTCGACTGATGTTGCTTCAGCGTGGATTCTGACGTATTCAGTGCTGCCTACTAAATCGTAAAACCCTGCGGGTTGCAGATTGAATTCTGATGGTCTCATTGACCAATCGACGTGTTCCATGCCATAAAATTGATATTGTGCGTCGAAGTAGCCGATCTTTTTGAGGCAGTGGTTCGACATGTACAACATGGCACCATGTGGTTTATCGGGCACATAGTTCATGCGGATGTTTCTAAATTTCTTTTCTTCCCCTAATTTGGCACCGTAAACGTTGGGTTGTCTGTAGCAGAAATGGTGGAAGCCCGATGCTTTTGCTCCACGAACGTAGAATTCGATCCATCCGGGTTGCAAGAATTCAATGTCGTCGTTGCATATGAACATGTGCTCGAATCGAGACATGCATCGTAGTAATCGGTTGGAATTACTGGAGATTCCGACGTTTTCGGAGTTTTTGATTACTACTATGCGGGAATCGGTTGCGATCTGAGAGAGGATAGTGAGTGTCTGTTTGCTGGTACTCGCATCATCTGAAATGAATAAAATAGTCGTGTTCAGATCAACTGTTCTTTTGATCGATTCGACGAGTCGCAGCAGCGATTTGCCGCGATTATACGAGAGTATGCCGATTGCGATACCGTTGCTGATTCGGTATGGTGCTTTGGCGTTGTTTTCTTTGTAGATCTGAGTCGCATCGCCCGATATGATCTTTCCGACTAACTGTTTTTCAGTTTTCTTGCGACCTTTGTAGATCCCGCCAGGGCGATGTTTGTGGATGGTGGGACGTTTGTCATGGACAACGGGCTGGCGACGTATACCTTTGTTGGTCGGGACGACTTCTACTGCTTCGGAGTTGCTTGTGGGCTTTGTGTGGACTCTTGGGGCCTTGGTAGGCGTTGTTTTGGGTGTTGAGGTTGGTGTTTGCTTGACCGATGGTTGAGGTACATCGGGAGTCTTGATTGGAGTGGTTTTGTGTGCGTTGATTCTTTGTTGGATATCGTTCTGTCGTTGAACTCGTGGCTTAGAACCCAGTTTGAGGTGATTCACTGGGGTATTAATAGAACTGTTGGTTCTAGGAACAATTACATTGGATGGAGTGCTGGATTCATCTACTCGTTCAATATATCCACGAGCTGTGTATCTCTCGTAATATTCATCCAGATGTTTTCGTGCTTTGACTTTTAGTCGAATCCGTTCCCCTGCGGGACCCATTAATTCAACTGTGTGCGGCCACGGGTTGATGTATTCTGGCATAAAGTGGCCTTGATGTATCGCCGTTGATGAACGTTTTGTTCGACGGTTTGAGAATTAATTCTTCATGTTGATTTGACATTTCATCAATTGAAGACTGGTCCAATGCTCCTTTACCCAATAGTTTTTGGGTGGAAAAATGGCCTTTTAACAATTGATCCAACATTCCAGGACTAATAAATTGCCCCTTCGGCTCCACGAAGTCAACTACGTTTAGATCTGCGTCGAAGAACATTTGGTACTTATTGATTCCTGAAGTGGAGGCAATAGGTATGAAACCTTCATTGAGAGACAATGCCTTCATATGTAATTCTTCTAGGTTGGTAATAATATTACCACCCCAATCCGCGATCTGTAAAGTTACATCTACATTTTCACCCAATAGGGCAAAAATCGACAAGCCCGGTTTGTAGGGTTTAATGAAAAAGACATTCTGACCGTACAAAGGTGAACCCGGTGCCAGATCCGAGATCTCGGGGGCTTTATACAAACCAGATTGGGAGACTGTGCTCATGTGAATGCCTTATGATTGTGAATCTGCCACCTCTTGAATTACGAAGTTCTTCAAGGTTCAGTTTCTGTATTGATTTGCCGATCCCGTCTGTACGCACCAATAATGCAGGAAGCCCCGCGATCATGAAAGTGCAATCACTCGGTTGACGATAATCTATGAGAAATCCGTGCCACGTGCTAAACCACTTCGACCAAACAAGATAATCGCCGTAGAGTGGAACGTATGTGAGGATTGATTGAGTATGACATGCTGGTTTGATATCGTTCATCAGTGAGCTTAATCATTGTCCGCCATGGTCAACCGGTCCGCAATCGGATCATAAAAGTAAGTAGAGTCGCCCACGACCCATTTAATACGGTCACCATCTCGTTCGCCGCCCGTGCACTTCTTAATGAATGAATTGACGGCTGAATTTTCACCTATCCTGAGTGGTATAATACTCTCACCTTCATTGATTGGTATAGACGAAGGTGGAGCTTCTTCTTGATCTGCACCAAGAATAGCATCCTTAATGATTTCCATGTAAGGTGGATGGTCGGTCGAGGTATTAACATGGAATTCTTGTTCACCCACGTTGAGACTCACTACTCGACCAGATCCAGGCTTGCGTTCTTTGAGAACTTTGATGATTCGTTTCACATCAGCGAGAGAGCTGATGATAGTAACTTCTTCAGATCCTCGTCGAAATTCACGTTCACGTGCCTGACTTAGCAGGGCTTCGGGGTTATATTCGTTCATTTCTTGTCCGAAACTGACCAATGGTGACACAAGTTCGATAGCTGTAACTCTACCGCGATGCAGCAGCTTGTACGAAGTATTTAGCCAATTGGTGGTCCTCTGAAGTGCAAACAGAATAATAGGCAGCAATAACCAATTGGTAGCCCAAGATAATAGCAATGCACCTGGGATAGAGTAAATGACACTCATGCATTGCCCACAGGTGATCCACTTATACAGAGTCCAGTTGTACCACACTGGATTCTCTGCGTACCTGGGAGTGATTCTAGAATGAATCAGGGCGTGACTGATATCTGAGTCTTTTACTAACTCAATTATAGCTTCGGTCGCTAGAGCGACGAAAAAGAATGCTATTACTGGATAATATGGCGACAAGAGAAATTCGTGCATTGTTTCCGGGGCCTTCCGCCAACACGGGTCATCATAACTGTATGCTGGCAGAGGGGGCACTTCTCAGCGTCGGGCCGTCTAACAGCTCGTGGGACCGACGTACGTTCGCCTGTCTTTTGATTATTTACAAAGACACGCATAGTGGAAGGCGGTTTTAGATTCACGGCCTGTGGAGATACTGCCTGATTATTAGCAGTCTGAGGGGTAATTTGAACGCGAAGAGGTCTTTTACTTCCACCGCAACAAGCCATAACTTCACCTAGATGGAAAAATGCTGTTTTATCATTCTTATCTTTGTAAGAAGATCATTTCACGATCTTAGAACGATAAAGATTTGTCCGATCTTTACTATTGGTGCAAGCCTCAATCTCGGACTCTGTCGCACCAACGCTCTCAAGTATAGCCACTTGATCAGGTTTCTTGCCTCTCCCGAAGCGTTTCGTTAGCTGCCGGGTACCAACAGGATGTAGAGGACCTTGGTCACGTTCGAGATAGTCCGCCATAGCACGTAGAACTGTCGGAAGGTCCCATTTACCGTGGATACATCGAGACTTATGGAAGTTCTCGATCTTTCCAAGTAGAGCGTTGCCTTCAGAAGACATAACTGCACGAATCCTACCGGATTTATGATCATGATCGACGACAGGAATTAATTCCTCATGGCCCAGAATTGGGCAATGTGGTGGAATATTCTCTTCTCGCCATTGGGCCAGACGCGATTGTGGTACGTAATCGTCGTACTGGGCCATATTAGTTCTCTGTCACGATCATTGTGTTGAGAACTGAAACTGGTGAAAAACCAGCCAGATCCTCTAACGCGAGATAATCCTCGATGTTAGGTGAGTTCACAGAACTCGGGATCAACGGATCTGGGATAACCCGCATATCTGTCTCGGCAGCAAGAGCTACTTGCTGGATAGTGGTGGCGGGATCGTTTTTGTCAACGACGTTACCGTTGGAGTCGATAAGCGTTGGTTTGACGTAAACTGTGTGGACTGCCATGATTATTCCTCATTAGAAACTGACCAATCTAGCTCGTGCAAGGCCGGATACATATTATATTGGCCTAAAATGCCTCTCGCAGCATTGAGATCGAATTTAGTTTCCTCTTGGATACCATTCAGAACGGTATACTGAGCCCGCATCTGATATGGACAAAGGGATAAATCCACAATGTTCATATTGAACAAGAAGGTGCGGGGATCAGCAGAAACGAATTCATGCAATTTATTTGGACATTGAAGCATCTTTTCAGCTCTTACTGGCCCGATTCCCCTATAGCCTTCAATATTGTCCGATTTGTCTCCCATTAAGCACTTTTGCAGAACCGGGTTGCAGAGAGGCTTCTCGTAGAAATCCCCTGCTGGTTTGAGCTGCCGAGCATTCAGGAATCTGAACGGGATCTGCAATAAATCGTGGTCAGATGAGAGGATCACGAGGTCAGTAGGATGGAACAACGCGGCGAAAGCGTAAACAAGGTCGTCAGCTTCGAGCTTGTCACAGTAGTATTGGCGGAAGCCTAGGACTGGTATCACTTTTTTCAACACTTGTAAGTTGATACCGATTGCTTCGCCAATTTCGGGGTCGCTTTCTTTGCGGTTGGCTTTGTATGGTGGATATAGTTTTCTACGCCAAGTCTCATTTCTTGGACAGTCCCAGAAGATATGAAAAGAGGTGGCATTCGCCGTTCTAATCGACTTCTGTATGATACGAAAGAAAACCTCTACCGGACTGTCCTTCGATCTAACGAAGATAGCCCGGTAGAGGATGTTCTTACCATCTATTAACAGATGGGTTCCTGGCAACATGCTAATTTGAGAATCCCTCAAGCATACTTTCGATTTCGTTCATCACGTCGTCTCCGCCTCCAGTTGGAGGCTGGACTGTCTCAGCTGGTGCCGCGACAGGAGCCGGGGCAGCTTGGACCACTTCAGCTGGTGCAGCTGGTGCAGCTGGTGCAGCTGGTGCAGCTGGTGCCGCGACCGGAGCAGCCTGAACAGGTGCCGCAACAGGTGCCGCAACAGGTGCCGCAACAGGTGCCGCAACAGGTGCCGCAACAGCCGGTTGTGCCGGAACGGGAGCCGCAACAGCTGGTTGTGCCGGAACGGGAGCTACAGTAGCCGCAGCCGGGGCAGCAGCCATTGGAGCAGCCGGGGTCCCGAATCCATCATCTTCAACACCGTTGATCAAGTTCTGAGCAACCTTGTTGAGAGATTCAATATTCGGAAAATCGACCTTGGTAGTGAGATCGAACCGCGAGGACAGAATTTGCTGAATACCAGCAGCATCAGACATTGCGGTCGGAGTTCCACCATTAGCCAAGAAACCCGAAGACTCATAGGTGTTGTTCTGTCCCTTGACTCTACAAGAAAGCTGAAACATGAACGCCGCGTTCTCATCAAAGAACGCCCCATAAGCTTGCGGATCAAGCGAATCGCCAGGACCGGTTCGTTCAAGAGCCTCCACCCAAATGTCGAAACACGTACGTGGAGCCTTGTAGAACATGACACGGCCTTCCAAATCGGAGCCATTACCTTGTCCGACAGGGAAGTAAATGTTGACGACTTTGTAGTCGGCTGGCATCCATTCACGACCAATCGCACTCTTTGCAGCACGGTCATCAGCAGCTTCTTTCATGAGATCGAAGCCGTGTTGACACACTGGACATGTGCCGCCATCGCAAACCCGAGGGCATGGCTGTGGCGGCTTGCAAACACCGAAGTGAATACCATAAGGCAAGAAGAACGTATCCAAGCTATGGGAAGCCGGGGTTCCACGCAGCGGATCATTTTCTTGGTAGGGCGGAAGGATATAGAAACGGTACTTCAATTCCTTTCCAGCATCAGCTTTCGCGGGTCGGAACTCATCCGGATCGCTACGGCGACCAGATTTGAGTGCATTGACTTTTTTCCGCATGGCATCGAGATCATAACTCATAACTCATTAACTCCCAGAACTTTCAGAACGTTTCAAACTAGTAAGTGTACGGCCCAAATCAGCCTTCATACGAATCGCTTCAATCATGTAGAACATCTTGCTCGCAACCATATGGGATTGAGCATGTTGAAGTTCTGCACGGTTAACACGTTCGTCCTTCTCTACCAGTGTTTTGATGGCGTCTTGGGCCAGACGGACACCATCTTTCGCAGCGGCATCTAATATCTGTTCATGAGCGGTGGCCCTTGCGGTTTTCACCATTCTTTCCAGAATATTAGTACGGTACTTGGCTTCTGCATAAACAGCCGACCAGAACGCTAATTCTGAGGAAATGTCGGCCAATTGATGCTCAACCGTATCGTAGTCGAGTGACACATTCGCTAAAAGATCAACACGAATGGTCTTATTTCGTTTCTCTAATTGATTGTTCTGGCACTGAGGGCACGCAATCAAATTAGGATCAAAGACAACATTACACTGAGCACAGAAATGCTCGAACATCGAAGGAAGAGTCACTTCGAATTTGAATATCTGCGAATCAATAAGATCCTGCGGAACACTCTTTATAAAGGGTAATTTGCTCATATTAAATCCAACACATCAAAAACTCATTGCTCAGTACATTTATATTTGCTTGGAACGAACGACAGATATCTCTTTCCACTGCTTCCAGCGGTTCCCCATCGACACCTTGTAAGGGAACACAAGATCCTGCGTAAAAATCCCATCAAACGGACGATAAAAAATCTCACCAACCTTCTCAACCACATGGCCCAAAATCTTCTTATCCTTAGGCAAAGAAAGGACCACACCATCATGGATGTCTGTAATTAAGTAGTTCGGAAACATCCGACGAACATTCCATAACACATTCTGCATCGCAGCAGCAACACTACCCTGCAAAATAGCATTAAAAACAGAACGCTCCGTACGATCTTGCTTCAAACGAAACTGACGACCAACAATATTAGCAGAATACTTATCCTCACGAAGCTTCATCAACGTACCCTGCAACCAATTACACAACTTCGGAAACTCACCCCTAATCACCTCATCAGAATAATCCAAACTATTAATCGTCTTCAACAACAACAGCTTAGCATCATCCCGAGCCTGACTACCACACCCAGTCAACCGCTTAGACAAATAAGTATAGGGGTCAGAATCGAAGAAAGAACTATTAAGAGCATCATCACCCGAAAACAATGAAGCGATCCGAAAGTCAGCACAAATCCAGTCAAAATGCAACTGCACTGACTCGTACGGCATCATAGGCTGATAAATCGCATCAGCATTAGACCAACCTTGAACATTAAAACCAGTACACTTCGATCGGCCAGAATAAGTGTCCCAAGACCAATGTGGTTCCATCTTGGTGTAATTCAACATCAAACCAGTGCGTTCCATTCCAACGTAAACGCTTTGTGCTTTGGCTAAGATGTTCTGATATGGACGATTAGGAACAGCCTTGACCAACTCGACGATCTTTTCACAAAGGATCTTATCCTTACTAGAATCGCCGGTTGATTTGATGGAACTGTAAGCATAGTCGCGAGCCTGCGTCCCGCCATGCAGCTCTTCCATATTGAAAGCTCGGAGCAGATCGCCCATATTCGGAGACCGGAAATCACCTTGAGCGGCCCACGACAATAGTTCGTGTGCTCCATCAAAGCGTTTAAAGGTCTCAGCGAGATTCTTGCCTCCGCCCTGCCTGAAAATCTCGAAAGCGACAGTCTTCTGCTCGTTTTGGAAATGAAACCAAGCTGGGCGACCTTTATTGTCGATAGTCGCCACAGCGTAAGTTGTCATTTTTCACCAGATTTCGGTACGTCAGATGGTTTAAAAGGCTCAGAGGCAGTTTTCTGAGTGAAATACTTGGTGTTAGGATCGTGTTTGCCCTGGTCCTTCAACCCACGACGAACATGTTCGACTTCGCCTGGGACCCTGTGCTTAGAATACGGGTCTTGATTATCTAGGTGATAGACATGCATGTCACGTTTCGAACCAGCCTTATCTTTCCATCCATATCCGCGTATGTAACTGGAAATGTTTACACCAACGAATGTCTTGTCACAATCTCCACTATTACATCGTGGACAAAGAACCGCCTCTTTTAATTGTTCTTCCGATGGATTCATCGTATGGAACGTCTCGAACAAGAGCTTCTCGCCATATTCTTCTTCGGACATGGCATCGGCTTCTGCCTCAGTGTAATTTGAGGAGCAAGCATTGCATTGGTAGACGTAAACTGGCATAATAAATCTTCAAGGTAGAATTATAGTTGGCGGCGGCGGATCATCTCTTAAAGTGACCATTCCTTCGCCATGACATTGTTTACAGCAACCCATGACGAAAGACACAGCTGACGAACAGGAGCATTCTGGTGTATGCCCCGATCCGCCACAAATACCACACCAGTCCTTATGAATCACACGAGCCGCAGTCGGGCTCGCAGGACGGCTTGCAGACGACGTTGACTTTTGGTCCAGTCGTTGCCTTGTAGAAGATGTTTTTCTCTGTGAAGAGTTGGACAAGTCGTCCCTCATAAGCTGGGCCTTGTTCCTCGACGTTAACGATACCACCACCCTTCGGGTTGATGATAACATTTTGTCCGAGCTTGAACGAATTGACACACTGGGTTCCAACACCGACGATAACGCCAACATTAGAGAATCCACTTGCACCGGGCAAGGCGATTTGGGATTCACGCGGAGTGAGCATCACAGCGACGTAATCATTAAAGACTTCGACAGCTGGGAGGGTTGTCTGATCTGGAACAGAATCAACGACGTTGTGAGACTTTTCGAGGGAAGTATCAGGACCGATCTTACGAGCGGTACCAGCGGATTCAGCAGCTTCGAGAGTAGCGGATTTTGGCAGAGCCATGTTATTCCTTTTTGGACTTAGACTTGGTAGGAGCGTTTTTGTATGTAACCTTGCATTTTCTGCTAGGAACCACAACATTATCTCCGACCGTGATTTTATGACCGGAGCCGTCTCTATCTACAGTGAAAGTCCCACGTTTAATAGTATCAGTGATCGTCTCGGACGCATCGACTTCGATTTGGATGATTGTTTTCATATTACGTATTAATCTCTCGAACTTTCATGGTAGTGTAATTGATCTCGCAAGTAACGGTCTTGTGTTTAGGACCATTCCGATTCTTAGCAATAAAGAAACGAAAACGTGGAGGACTTGATTCACGTTCCTCGGGAGTCTGGTTGATGGTGATAATATAGTCCATTGAGAACTGCTTGGCATAAGACTCTGCCGCGTCCTTCAATGTAATAGCTTCGCCAGTAGATCCCGCTGACCTATTCGTCTGCGTAGCCGTGAATACTAACACATTTTCATTTTTAGCAAAGCCCCGAACCTCATTAGCAACAGCTTTTTGCCGACTGTAATCATCACGATTAGCATACTTATTTCTACTAACCATCAAGTCGAGATAATCGATAATAACAACGTCCGGATGCCAACCATGAGACCGACGAAGGTTATCTAGCAAGTGATACAAATGGTCAACACTACATTGCTCAGGCGGCAATTCAGAAATGAAAATCTTGCCATCATAAGTCGTCTTCAACGAATTAATCTTGCTCGTTATTTCATCCTGGCGACTGACTAATTTGTCCATCGGGATATCTTCACCAAGAACGCCAAGACACCGCATCGAAGTCTTGATGTAATCAAGCTCAAACGTCACCAACAATACATCCTGCCCAACCCTACCACCAGGACCGGGGCCCTGCCAAGACGTAATGGCATTATTACACAGAACAATCGAATTATGGCTAACCAAACCAGAAGTATAATACCAATGCGGATCAGATATGGTAATATCATAAAAATCTTCCTCGGGACCATCATCAATATAATAGCCACCAGGAGAATAGTAATTTCCATGCCGTAGATGTTCACAATGGAAACCAACTAAAACATCATTAGTACAATCTATTTGATCAGCACGGGCTGCCGTTAATTTTCCATCCCTTATGATCTGTAAAACATGCCCAGGATCACAAGAAAATTTATCAGCTCGAAGAGAGAAAATCTTAGAAGGCCCGCGTTTCATGAACGCAAAATCAAGAACTTTAGTCCAGCCAGATGGGGTCAACACATGGTGAATAGCATCAGGATTCTCTTCTAAATCATCTTTAATGATTGATAATGGAACTTCTTGAAGTCTATTCGTCGGTTTAATTGATCTAATTTTCATCTGTTTTCAAATTCCATGTGATTTTCAATGGCCGATTGTACAGTTTCACCCACAGAAACCACTTGCGGCTTTCGTTTTTCATGAGGACGAAAACCTTCTGCTTTATATTCATGCTGAAGACGCAAATCAAGCCATTTGGCGTCCTCTAAATCAAGTTCGATTATTATTTTCGACATCTTCTATAATCCCTTTGAGTCTTAAAAAAGCTTCCTTTGGTGTTTTCATAATCTCTGATTCCCAGAACACGTGAACAACATATCCAAGAGCTTCGAGATCGTTTTTCCTAATCTCATCTTTTTCTTTTTTGTTCATTCGTCCGTCATTACAAACAAAACGATCTGAATGCCAATAATCACCATAAACCTCTATTACAATATTATCAAATAAACAAAAATCTACACAATACTTGTCTATCAGAAGCTCGAATTCAAAATCGAATTCGAAAGAATACAACATGCCCCACATAGCAAGTTCTGGTTTAGTGACAATTTTAGATTGTAGAGATCTAGTTCTGGCAGACACTCTTTTAGTCTTATCAGTATGACCTCTTCCATGAAAACCATTATTAGAACCACATGACTTTTTACTTAATTCCTTTTTTATTTCCGATTTTGGTTTGCCGGTTCTTTTTTGAATCGATTTAATAGAAGCCGGGTTTCTAGCCCCAGAATTACATTCTCTCAACAACTTTTTCAATTCATCGGTAGAATACCTCTCAGCAATCCCTTTCTGACGAGAGCTTAAAGCGATAATAGCATCATCAACTTCCATCCCCTGATATAGATAGAACTCTATACATGATGGATTTCGGAGTCTGTTGATGCTACTACATTCTCTAGCAAAACAAGAATAAGCAAAATCCCTTCTGTGAAGGTTGACATCTCGGCCGCAACCACAACAACATTTTGGGACTTGAAAATAATCTTTCAAATAATCCCCAAAATCCCCACCACGCTCAGAATTGCGTCTCTTAATACCATGTACATCATGTAAGTGTGTCATGAGCTTATTCGGATGAGATCCGTCACACTTCCAATCGCATATCTGACAATTCCAAATCCCAGGAATCATCGACAGATGGTAAATCTCCGATCTCATCCTCTTCGGTAAGATCTTTAACTTTAACTGCTCCGCGTGCAGTTTGAACTTTTCTAAATCCTGCAAGTTGTCGAACCGTACCATCTTCCATCTCCAATTCATAAAGCTGTGAATTTTCTTTATTTACAATCGAAGTTGATAAAGAATGGCATTTACCGACGTTTGTTCCCGCCAGCCAACAAACGACTTCCTTCGGACCGGGACCGCCATCATTAAGAAACTTATCAAGACTTCGGAAACCAGAGGTACGATGCTCAATAGCAGACGGGCTGAACAATAATTCATAATTATCCAGAAGCCACAAACCCTGGACCTGCAGATCAGTAATCCGATTAGCCTCTTCGACGATCTTCTCGATCTCATCAAAATCCCCGTTCTGATAAGCAAGCATCGCCTCGTCTGAATAGATCAAGCCGAAAGCCCTCTTCCGAGCCCATTCGACCATCTTCTCTTTCAGAATGGGAACATCACGCGGGTTCGATTTCTGATCGATAAGTTCCAGAACCGATTCATATGGGTCATCCTCAGTCATATGCTGAAGGATGAAATCACGAAGCAGGCCCCGAGTCGGGACGATTTGATGCTTCTCAATGTGATTAAGAATGATAGCGATTACGTATCGTGCTTCAACCGCTTCAAAAAGATCTGGCGTTAAGAATCGTCCGATCGAAAGAAATAGATCCGGGTGATCAAGGGCAAGGGGGATCAGAGCCTTCTCAACGTACTTGCCAAATTCGCTCTCAGCCTCGTTATTTTGAGTGAGAAATTTGGAAGTATCTTCGTACATATTATGGTCCTGAAGTGCCGCTCGTACCTGATGTAGGATCAACGCAATGCGTAGCGATCCTATTTTGAATTGCAGCTAGTTGATTTTGATGATACTGTTCTGCCAACGCAAGAGCATCACAGATCTGAATAAATTCGCATTCTTCGAAAGTGATAATTGCCCCATTTGTCAGACTCCGACGCTCCCCATAATGGGGAGCATGCGTTGGCAAATTGGGCCTAATTAGAATGGTATAAACCCACCCATTATTTCCACGGGTAACACCCGCAATCGTATGAGCTTCTAAGAATCCGACTGAGGCGGATTCTCGGAGGTAGACGGTTGTTCCTCGTTCGTAGAGGGGAGCGTCGTAGGGCATGAGTCTGTTCCAGTGATTACATGATTGTAAATTCTCTGAAATAGATTTGGGTCTGTCGCCAATATAGCAGCAGAAGCCGCCATACCATTGCCAAGAGATTCCCCATCATATTTGATATGACTCCCAGAGACAGTAACAATTTTCTTATCTTTCGCTACCGTCAACAAGCTGGAATATGGGTCGACACCATAAATTGGGTATTCAGGCAGACCAAACGTGATATTGAATTCAGCAACAGTAAAAGGCGGTGCGATCTTATTCTTCTTGAATGTCACCTTGGTGGTATTACCAACAATGGTATCACCAACCTTGAAAGAGCCTGTCCGACGAATGTCCATTCGAATTGACGAATAGAATTTCAACGCTCGACCACCAGGGGTTGTCTCAGGAGAGTTATGCACAACAACACCAACTGGATTACCACCAGCCATGTAATTATGATTCCCTTCTACAGAAATATCATACTTTCCCTTCTGCTTCATTTGTCGTTTGCTAGCTGGTCGAATATCAACAATCTCAACACCGCAAGATCTGAAAGCCCTTTTTCGACTAAGATTTAATGTTTTGTAAAACCCGCGACGACAAACAGGCAATTTTCTGTCCATACATTCTGGGACAAAGCAAGCGATCTTAGAAGCAATATTTTCGCTGATGTCCACGTCAAATGTGACTCTGCCACCACGAGACATGTAGTGGAATAAGCCTAATTCATCAAGTGCTCGACTAATTTGATCAAGCTTCTCACCATCACCAGCGAATCGTTTGATAGATAATTGATAACGTTTACGTTCGTAAACAGCATCATCCATCATCCAAATAGCAAAACCAAGCCATGAAAAATTGTCAAGCAAAATCATTGGGTCGCGATTTGGATAATCACGCTTAACTTCAGCAAATTCAGGATACTCTATTGAAGAATAAAAGACGCCATAATTACATTTATAATCAGCCATCTTAAGACCAGCAGCAGAAAGAATTTCAGCCTTCCAATTCATATAATGAGTATCAATATTATCTCGAATCTTCAGAGCAGCTCCTAATCTCTTCTTATTTTTGGA